CAAGTTTTTATGAAACCAGAAACCAGATCAGATCAGCTAAGGTCGGAATACGACCGAGTAACAAGGCAAAGCCTTATTGAGAAGCATGGCCCGTGGATTTTTGATGCACTTGCCATCATGCAGGAGCTTGGCGGGATGGGCAAAATCTACGACAAGAAGATCCGGGCCTACAAGGATCGACATATCCGCGTGGAGAACTTTTGCGCCAAGAATGGCATTTGTTACGCCATCAGGGCTCAATGTGTCAGGCTTCCGCAGTCTGGTTGGAACTTCCTTGCGAAATGGCTCACTCCAGACCAGTTCTCCAAGGCCGAGGAGATGCAGAAAATGTCTGGGCTTGAATTTGCTGAGCGAACCGAGTCCATGATTAGGGATACGGCTAGGAATCATAAGGGGTATTCCGCCATGGCCGAGCTCCAATCCATGTTAGTCGAGGCGACAAAAAACAAGATTGCTATGCATCGGAATGTGGAGGTGCTGGCGTGATTAACGACCCGAGGGAGCATGTTTGGGCGGCGATAAGCTACCGCGTCGGCGATGTCGAGAAGCGCGTTAGTCGACTGGAGGGCATCGTCTCGCTTGGCATCTCCTCTGAAAACCCAAGAACAACAACCATATCCAAGGATCTGGGAGGTCTTTGTAATAAATATAAAGTCTCCTACGACTCCCTTGTTGGCAGAGCGAAGGGGGAAAATCTTGATACCGTCCGGCATAGCATAATTGGGGACTTGGCCAGGATGGGGTGGACTCCGGCTGCGGTAGCCGAAGCATTGAAAAGACATACCCGCAACATTCAGAAGCGGTGGCCGTTAAAGCTGAAAGGTAAAAAATGACTCTTGAATTAGTCGTGGCATCTTACAATGAAAGCCTGGATTGGTTGCCGGACGTGCCGAAAGCATGGAAGCGAACAATCTATCGGGCAACTGAAGGATTGTCGGAAGAAAGGCCGGACAAGCTGGGGAAGATTTCAATTACGCGGATCCCAAACGGCGGAAGAGAGGCTGGCCAGTATCTGTGGCACCTTATCCATCGTCGGAAGTCTTTGGCAGACATAACTCTTTTTGTGCAGGGCGACTTTCTTAAGCACGGAAAAATCGCGGACATCCAGGGGATATCGCCAGCCGACACGAGGCCGATGGCCTATCTTGGGGTTATACCCGCCAACGATAAGCCTTGGCCGTTTGAGCTCGGCATGATGCACAAGGAACTGCACGACTACCCTTGGGACGGGAATCCTCCGCGGAGTGGAGCCTTCAGCGTTGGGGCACAGCTGTGGGTAAAGAAGGACACAATCAATTCAGTTCCAGCAAAGGTGTTTAGGAAATACTACGAGAAAAGGCACGAGGCGCACTTTGCCCACCTTCTCGAAGGCACTTGGCACACGGTGTTTGGGATTTACCGATGAATCTGATCGAAAAATACAAAAGCTTAAAGGAATCTGGCCATCTCCCGCAGGTAACCCTTAAGGCGGCTGGCCATAAGGGCATGGGCGTATTTGCAGGAAAAGACTTTGAAAAAGATGAGCCGATAGAGTTTTGCCACTGCATTATCTTTGACTGGCAGGCCAAATATCAGCGGGATGCGATGATTTCCAAGTACGCGTATGGGGTTGGGTGCCACTGCAATCCGGGGCCAAACCGCCCGCCATGTCTCCTCAACTGCCCTGTAAACGGGAACCGATACATCCTACCCCTTGGTTACGGAGCCATATACAACTGCGCCGACAAGCAGGAGGAGGCCAACGCCTCTTTTGCCATAGCACCCGACGAATTCCTGATGGTATTTGGCGCAATTAGGGCGATCAAAAAAGGGGATGAAATAGTGACTTGGTGGGGGCAGGGATATTACGACTCATGGTGCAAAAAGAAATGAATGCCGAGTTTAAGATCCACAAGCGCATAGACGACAGGGGGTGGCTGGCGGAGCTTGTTCCGGCTTCTTTCGGGGAAATATGCCATGTATATGTGACCACCTGCCTGCCCGGGGTAGTCAAGGCGTGGCATCGCCACGAAAAGCAGACTGATAGATTTATTCTCCTGTCTGGCAGGCTTATGGTTGGGCTAAATAACGAAACAATTAAAAAGTCTATTGTTATGATGCCGTTTGAGAGCGTTTTGGTGATTCATCCAGGCGTATGGCATGGGTTTTCTGCCATTGGGCCAGAAGAGGCGGTGGTCCTTAACTGCACGGACACACCATACGATCCGGCCGATGAATTTAGGATGCCGGCGGACTCGTTTGATTTTGACTGGAGGCCCGTGTCTCGCTGACTGCTTCCCACTTTCCAATAGGGCATGAGCTAGTGGCGAGCGTTGTTTTCACCCTCATTTGACAGCCGCATTTTGAGCATCTTTCGCCAATATAGAAATCGCATGACTTGCACAGGTCTAGCCTTTCTTTTGAAACCTCCTCTGGCAAAAAAGGCATCCCAGCCTTTATCCATTTTACCCCATCGGTTGCCAGATTTTTAACCAGCTGCGATGAGCTTGGCATTTGCTGGTGATGTTGCCCAAGAAACATTCGCCTTACGGCCTCCTCCATCGTCATGGCTTTAACCTGAAGTATGGTCTTGGTCTTGTTGCGGCCGAGCCCCATTGGACTCGGAAGTCCTTTCGCTCGCACAAGCCGGCCCTTGCCAGCTGGCGTAGCTTTAGAGCCGCAACCTCCCTGCAGACGCCCATCTTTTCCGCAAATTGCTCGTAGTTCATCCACCCATCTGGAATTACCTCATGCTGGAGTTCGACCACCTTCCGCAACGCAGCCTCCCACGCAGACCTCTCGAGATCTTCTCTGCTAAGAGATGATGTCGATTTCTTCTTGGGCTGGGGCATATACCAGTTCCTTTACGGCCGGAAGGTGGCCAGTTTTAACGTTTCTCCAATCAAGGATAATTACGCTTGGCCTTGGGACTGCGTCTGGAACAACCTTTTTCCCGAAGCGGGTCAGAAATTGCCACCCGCCGGTAACCCCAATCATCGAGGCACCGTCCGAAAACCACCCGCCCGTGTGCCTGTGGCCTCGAAGGTAAATCTGGGCGGACTGGTGGCCAGCGCGAAGGCTCTGCAATTTGGCGTTTGCCATGGCGGCCGACAGCGCACCGGCTTCAAGGTAAGCCCTGGTGGTTGTGCCAATGTGGTGGGTTGCATTTACAAGACACCCGCCAATCTTGAAAAGCCATGTCCCCTTCGCGCCCCCAGACCTGGCCCCCAGCTTGTCCGCAATCATGTGCTCGATTAGCCCGGTGTGGCACTCTGTCCCAAGGGTAACCATTACCGATTGGGCCTTTTCAGATAAGGGCAAGAGCGCCTCAATGGCCATATTCGCATGATCTTCAACGCTCTGCGTAAGAGATTCTATGCTTCGGTGATGGACTCCTTCGGTTAAATCTCCATTAAGCAGAAGCGCAAAGGAGTCTTTACCTCTGTACCTATGAAACTCTTCCTGCATTTGAAGCCATTTCTCCCATAGCCACTTTTGATGAATGTTCTTGCCGAAGCCGATTGTATTCTTTGTTCTGATTTTTGAATCTGGCGGCATAAGGCCGACCTCGGATCCGCAATGTATATCCGAAATAACCAGCAGAATTTTTGGGCTACTCACGCTTATGGCTCCTTCCGTTCCCGGCCGGCGCACCCTCGATAAGACGGAGCGCAGTTTTAACAAATATATCTTTACCGATTTCCCCAGAGGAAAACGCCTTAACGGCCTCCTTTAGGCCCTGGATCCTCGCCTTCGCATGGTGGATATAGGCGATCATATCCATTACCTCCGCCCTAGCCTCATTGACATACCATTCCGCTCCGGCCGTCCAAAAGCACGTCTTGTGAGATGCCCTTCCAGCCCGGTATTTGCGGATGCCATCCTCGCGGGCCGAGTCCCATATAGCTATCGCATCAGAATCTGGCGTGTTAGCTGCTCGCTTCATTTGCGACCTCCGCTTCATCCACAAGGTTTTTCAAGGCTCGCTTTAACGCAGGAGATTTTTCAACCAACTCTTTGGGATCAATGCTTTTCTGGTGAGCTACAACGATCTGTTGGCGCTCTACCGGCCTGCCGATAATATAGTTTAAGGCCAGTTCAGCGGCCTTAATCCGCACACCATAGTCAGGAACCTCGTAGGCGCATTGAGCTTTGCCCTCCCACTGATGTCTTGTTGCCGTTAGGCCAGACTCAATGGCCCCAACGATCTTTTCCCTCATGTCCTGACGATTGAAGGCCTGCTCCATCCAGTCGTGGACTTTCATTAGTTGTTGCTGTGGCTTCATAGATATGTTCTCAAGATGACCGAGTTGACCGACCTTTTTTTGCGATAGACACCATCGCCCTCCCTTGAGCCGGCTTCGTTGGTGTTCCCCTCGATGGTCGTAAGCCAAGGCCCATGCTGAACCTCGACGATGCCCGTGTGGGCGACACGGCCTCTCGAAGGAAAGTATATGCCGAATACGTCCGCCGGATGCCCGCGGCCACGCCTTTGCCCTCCTTTAACCCAGTCGGGCGACCATGCGCTTTTCGGCACTCGGCTCGCAAGGCCCGCCTCTCGGAAAACATAATAATTAAAAGCGGCGCACCAAGGATGCCCAGCGCCCAGCCCAACAGACGACAGGACCTTCTCAACAAATTCTCCAGCATTGTGGCCATCCTCTACCTGACCCACCAAGGGCCGTGCGACGGCAAGGACCGATTCTCTGTCTTGGGCTTGGTCGGCCTGTACCCAAGAAGCCACCATAAGAATCGCCAGAACATACTTAGTCATCTCCAGAACATACTTAGTCATCTCCACCCCAAAAGGCATGCCACTGCTCCGGTAAAAAGAATTACCCAAACGGCAAGGGTGAACCAGGCCCGATGCTCGGGGCGCATAACTCTCCAGTCTTGCGCCCATTGGTTAAAGTCGATGTGCTTATTAAGTGTCGGCCACTCAAGCTGAAAAGCCAACCAGGCGAGCCATCCAGCAGTAAGGAAGGCCACCGCCCCCATCATCAGCCCATGGATTGCGCCCGTGTCGTACCGGCCGGCCGTTGGATCAACCGCTTGAATTATGTTTCCGCCAAACCAGAAAATGGCCGTAGCAATAGCCACAGATACAGCTCCCTGGTGCTTCTTTATCCAGCCTACCATGGGATACCCACTAACTTGCGAAGCCCCCACATAATCGGCCCGCGGGCTGCAAATAGAAGAACGCCCAGAAAAGCCCCACGCCAAATCCAAAGCTCTTTTAGGGCCTTTCTTTGCTTTTGCTTCCAATAGTCAGCTTTACCCTGAAGAACGGAAATCTCTTTTGCGTATTGGTCCACAAGCTTCGTATTGTCCGCACAGGCCAGCTCGGCAGCCGCAAGCTGCTCTTTTGCCTTCTTGATCGAGTCGGCCACTGGACCGCTAGACCTTTTCTCCGCCTCCTCAAGGTATACCCATGTTCTGTCAAAAGACGGGTTTTTGGGTGAAACAGATGCACACCCAGAAAGCACCAGCGGAATTATAAGGATGAATATCAACATGACGCGCTTGCGGTCCTTGGGCTTGGCGGAACCGGCCCGCTGATGCCTGAGTCTCCAGAGGACGTATAATCACCAGTTGCCTCATCCAAGATTCCATAGGCCCGACCATTGTCAGACTGATCCTGTGAAATTGACTTTCCGCTACCACTTTCGGATGCGCTTTGAGATCCCGAGCGGCTTGAGGAATCGGATCGGCTATTGGAGCGCCTTGAAGACCCGCTTCGACTGGAAGACCTGCTTCCGGACTTGCTCTCAGAAGATGATCGGCTGGAGGAATTGCTTTTACTTTGCGATCTGCTTGAGGACCTGCTACCGCTAGATGATCTCCTTTGCGACCCGCTTCTGCTTCCTAAAGAACTTCGGCTCGAAGCCCCGCTCTCGCTTTCCGACCTGCTACTAATGCCAGATTCGCTTCCGACACCAGAATCTGTCACAGAATCCGTTGCGAAGTCGTTGGTCGTGTTGATTTCATTTGTTGTGCCAAGGTCGGTGTCTGTATTGTCTCGGGACAGGACCTGATGCCCGGTTATTACCTGAACCTCAAAGTCCACAAATTCTGGCAGATCCGCCATAAGCCCAGCAGTTGGGCTTGATTGATTGGCAGACCTGGCGATGGCTATACCCCTTCTTACCTCGCGCAACGTATCGCGAATTATGATGTCTAGGTCAGCTATTGGCGCAATTATCATGGGTCCCCCGGGAATTGGACAACAACAGGGACTCTGAACCTGACTACACAGCCAATGTCATCTCTCTCGGATTGAATTTTTGATGCACTCTGGCTGGAGCTTCGGCTTGTTGACGCGCTCTTGCTCGAAGAGCCAGACCTGCTTGAAGAGCTGGATGATGATTTTGCGGAGGTTTCCGTATTAGTTCCACTGGATGTGTTTGTTCCGCTATTAGTCTCCGTGTTGTTTCCGGTATTTGTGGCTGTATTTGTCTCCGCGTTGGTGCCGCTGGACGTATTGGTTCCAGTTGAAGTATTGGTTCCGGTATTGGTTCCGGTGTTCGTGCCAGTGCTTGTTCCAGTATTTGTCCCTGTGTTTGTTCCAGTGTTTGTACCGGTATTGGTTCCAGTCTGAGTTCCTGTCTCTGTTCCGGTGTTCGTGCCGGTATCAGTCCTGCAATTTGACTCGTTGGTTGTACTGGCGTTCTTGACGTCCACTGCTTGAAATGCCATTTATCTACCCTCCTTTTCTTATGAGCACTGGGTTCCGCCGCTAGGTAAGATTTGCTGGAGCTGCGGATCGGCAAGATCCGGACCAACCCCGCCAGTCTCATCGTCAAACGACTTAATTTTCCTGCCCGTGCCAGCTCGCTGCTCTCTCTTTGTGCTTGATCTATCCGATTTTGACCCAGAGCTTGACTGATAGCTTGACGAGCTTTCGCTCCCAGACTCGCTGGACGATTCGGACGAAGATTCGGAACCGCTCTCCGATTCAGACGAGGATTCGGACCTGCTGCCAGATTCTGACCCAGACTCGCTCTCACTCCCGGAATCAGACTCAGAGGCTGAACGACTACCAGATTCGCTGGAAGACTCCGACCCAGACGCAGAGGATGACTCGCTTTCGCTCTTGGATGTACTGCCAGAGTTGCTTGCGCTGCCTGCCTCAACCTCCGTCAATGTTGTGCCTTCAGTCCCGCTTTCGCTTAATGTCTCAGATTCAGAATTGATTCCAGAGTTTGTAATTGTCACCTGCCTTGAGAATGCGCTTGCTTGATGCGACCAGATAGCTGTTATCTCAAAATCAATTCCTTCCGGCAGATCCACCATCATATTTGTCGCGGGGTTAGCCTGACTGTCTTGCCTTGCTAAAGCACATCCCCTTCTAATTTTTGAAAGAATAGTATTTATATCATTAGCCAGACGATTCTGGCTGTTATGGGATAATGGCATTACAAGCATTAGAAGTTCGAGGGCGTCATCACGCGCGACCCGCCTCCAGTTGATTCTTGAAATGCCTTTAACAATGACTCCGCCTTGTCGGATGCTTTTGACGCTAAGTTCTTATCGCCCTTCTCGGGCCAGTATTTCGTGAGAGCAAGCTCCTCGATTATAAATGGCATGGCAAATGCGTCCAAATCAGTCTCGTTAATGTAGATCTGAACAGGGCTTTGCAGGTCAAAGATTGAAAGCCTTTGAGGGTTGATTTGAGCTGTAAACCGAATAGTCCCAGAAATAGCGGGTAGCGGGTAAATCCGCAGAAGGGCTCTTGCCGAGCCGCCGACAGTATCCCCAAGATTTTCCAGTGTAAAATACTGTGGCTCTCCCGAGAAATTGATTAGCTTTACCTGATCTTCAACGATTGGGGCTTCTGACAAATACTCCAATCTCCTGGTCTCATTCCAAATGATTGACCCCTCGACCCTTCGGATGGGGTCAGCAAGAGCAACCGCGTCGTCATATAATGTTCCAGTCCACAGGCCAGACGACAAATCCCACGGCTCTCGCAGGCTTTCCCCAATAGCCAAAACCTTCTTCTTTGATCCAACATAAAAAGTGTCTCCAATGCGCGCCGTTCCGGACAATCCGCTCCCACTAAAAGTGCTTAACCCTGCCGTGAATGTTGCCGAGATTGTTGATGGAGCCTGAACATAGCTGGAAACAAATGTGGTTTTTCGGCTGGATGGGGCGTGAATAAAATACCTGGAAAAGCCTGTATTGATGCAGTTGACAATGGTTGCGGCGGCATCAGCCGGGATAGACGCCGGGTCTTGCGGTAGCGTCGAGTACGACAGCACTTGCTGGGCTAATTGCATTGATGTCATTGGCCGTGCCTCATGGTAATTATGTTCACTACTACGCTTCCGATAAGTCCAGCGATTGCTCCCAGTATGCCGCCCAATGTGGCAATCACGCCCCTTACGTGTTCGAGGTGATTCACTTTTCTCTGGAGATCCGAAAGCACCTCCTTGTTCCCCTCGGCAATAGTCTCAAGCCGGACAACCCTGGCGTGGATGTCATTAAGAAGGTCGTGCTTTGTCATGCCGCCTCCGTCAGGGTTTGCAGGGCGCGATCATACTCGGATTTCAGCTGCGGCTCGCGTTGCTTAGATTTATCAGCAAAAAACAAGGACGATGAGGCTAGGTATCTAGCAATCGGCAAAAGCAATGTTTCCGCATAGTTGTGCGGGATCGGGATGCTAGTTGACGGGCTTGCGGAGTAGTCTGAAGTTGTAAATGTCGGGGCCTTCAGGGCAACGGCCATATTGATCGTAACATTTGTAGTTGGCTTCGGGACTACATAGATTTTGAGCGAAGTTGCATCAGCCCCGCTGTCTGGGCGTAGGGCCTCAATGAAATACGCCTGTGGACTTGAATTTGAAAGAGCCGTTAGCGAGCCAGCATATATTGAGTAAAAGGCGTCAAATTCGCCTCGGCTTGAGATTGGGCGCAACAGAATATTGTCCGAAGCCCTTCGGACTGGCCCAATGACAGACTGGATATCGTCACTTAGGGCGGCATTGTCTGTATTGGCAGAAATAACCACCGAAATTTCCTTGCGTGTATAGAAATCTAAAAACCTATGGCCCTTTGACCACAGGAGCTGCATGGCGGAATTGAGGTCGTTGAAAATTCGTCGGCGCATGATCTCTGGAGCGGCCGCATTATTCGGAATCCCAAACACCTCATAGATCGAATCGATGGCTTGCTGAACTGTCATTTGCGCTTCCTTTCCAGCCTGTCATCAACTCTGTTTTTGTTTTTGTCCTTAAAATCCATTGGATCTCGCGAGTAGACGCTTTCTGCCGTCAGGTACGCTTCCGCTGTTTCTGAATCGGGCGAAGGTCGATGTACCACGGAGCCCGGAAGGATCCTTGCAATCGGCCGGTAGAACTCGTCACGGCTTCCAAGAAGATCCTCAAGGTCAGCAGAATCGTTCTCGCCAAGTTCGCCACGATCCCAGACGTGAGCCTTTTGCGACTCACTCCAGACAAATATTCTCCGGTGTCCGGCTTTAGACGTGATCGAGACGACCGGAGCATAAGGGGATGCGTCTTTGATGATGCAAATCAGCTTCATAAAAGGTGAAAGGCTCCCACCGGTTTTATCCGATGGGAGCCAATCACTTACCCATTAGAAGCTGGGCGTAACCAGACCCGCGTACTTGACCGCATGTGTCAAGACAACGTAGCCCGGCTGACGACCATCCGGCCGCTGGTAAGGAGCCTGACCAAAGATGCTGGTCACGTACACCTTGCGGACGAACTCGCCGTCAAAGTTTTCCTCGGAACGCTCGCCATCCAGGGAGCCGTATCCGCGGACCGCGCAGTTGGCACCCATCATGATGGATTTGCCAATCGGCACGCCCTTGGAGTTGCACTGGATGATCGGATCGCCAACAGAGTGAGTGTTGGTGATGTTGTCATCCGCAAACGCCGTGGCATTCAACCCCCATGTGCTGCGGGTCTTATTGAAGGTTCCAGCAGTAAATCCGCCGGTTGTCTTCACAAGCGCCCCAGTCAGGGTCAGCTGATTGCCGTCGTTGGTGCTGTACTCGTAGAACCCGTATTTTCCGCTGGAGAGGATGAGGACATATCCACGATCCGAACCACCAACAGTCAGCGAGTCATCTGGGCTGAAGCGGTACTTGAAGTTCTTGAAGTACTTGAAGTACGCCGGGGCGTAGATGTCGCTGGTGATCTGAACACGCTTTGCGGCCGCCGATGCCGACCCGCCACCCTTGAGGGTAATGCTGGCAGAATTAGCGGTTGCGTTGCTGATCGTGAAGGCTTCGCCAAGGGCGGCCTTCGGGTTGAGCGAGGATCCAATGGGGCCGAAGCCGTCATGGTCAATCGGGTTGTATTCGCGGATCACATGTCCGTCCACGTCGACGTAACCGCCGGTGAAGAGGACACTGGATTCGCCCTGGGCGGCGGCCGCAGCGCGGACTGCCGCAAGGTAGCTGCTTTCAGCCTTGAGCGAGACAAGCGCCTCGCCGGTGGAAGCAAGAATGTAGCGATTGATTTTGTTTTTGCCGTTGGTTCCGACCATCGCGGGCTTAGCTCCGCGGGTCTTCAGCTGCTGGCCAACACGAATGATGGTGTCGTAGCTGATGGTGTCGGAGGGGAGGAGCGCATTCTCGTCAGTCGCCGAGGTGTTGGACAGAACGTAGTTTTCGCTGTTGCCCTTGTGGAGGAACAGCTTCTGAAGACGCTCGGTCTTGATCCGGCCCAGCCAGTTGCCCAGAAGAACCGGGACATTGGACTTGAGTTCGGAGGCGATGGCGATTTTTTCCTCGGTCCGCTTGTTGTAGGAGACGGCATGACGGAGGAAATCCACCGTCAGCTGGAACGAGCCAAGGCGGAAGTCTTCCGTCTTGTCTTGCACCAGTTCGTCGCCTTGGACGCCCTCTCCGAAGAGCTGGGCCATCGTGCGGAACGTGATTTTGGATCCCGCGCCCTTGGAGAGGTCGCGGACGGCCTGCACGGCGTAGCTGTCGCTGGGTCCCTCGAACTGCTGGAAGAAGTTCTCGGTGGCCTCAGACAGCTGTACGCCTTTCCGCCAGAGTTCCGGAAGAAGGGCGTTGTACGCCGTTGAATTGCTGATCCCGAAATCAGCGAGCCGATTGCTATCGGGAATTAGGAGTTGAGCCATGGTTAGTGACTCCTTTCTTTATGCCCTCGCCCGCACTTCAAAACTTGGCGGCCAAGGCCTGGAGCATGTCCAGATCCTCGATTTTCGCCACCAAGTCTTTTGGTGAAAGTGTTGCTGGGGCAGTTGTGCGGGCGTTACCGCTCGCGATTGGGGGTTTGGTCTGACGCGCAACGCTAGATGAAGGGGCCGGCCGGCTGGAGTTGGGGGCCATTCCGATGGCGTTGGCGGCCATCTGGGTAAGCCTCCACGGCAGGTCAGGATCCGAGATGAGCGGATTCTGGGTGTCCTTGAGGGACTCATAAATCTCGTTCATCTTTGCAACCAGAGGGCTGTTCTTGTCCGAAGCATCGGGGTAAAACTTTACCGCCTTTGACTTGGCTTCGTTGACCCGCTGGCTGTATTCAGCCTGCGCCTTGACACTTTCCTCGGCGGCCCGTCTCTCGGACCGGCGAAGCTCGGTGCTTAGGCTCTGGATCTCGAGCTCAAGATCTGCAGCCTTGTCGAACTCAAGAGCGCGGATGGCGTCGGCCTTGGCCTTGCCTCTTTCCGTAATCTTGGCCTCAATGGTGGCTGGATCCGCGAGCTTGGATTCCGGCTCGGATTGGCCTTTTTTGACCATTTCCATCGCCTGCGCTAACGAGAGGTCTGGGTTTCGAGCCCGGATTTGAAGGGCCTTTCGCTCCTCCTCAGTCCAGGATCCTACCCTTATGCGCTCGGGAAGCACGCCAGCCGAAGGTTCTGGAATTTCCAAATCCTTCGAATCTTCAGGCTTAACTTCCTCTGCATTAGAATCTTCCGCAACGGAAGCCTCGGGGCTTTTTACGGCCTCTGCCTCGGCTTGTTTATCCGGTAGAATCGGATCCGTTGCGGTCGCCTCTGCCTTCGGCTGCTCTACTACAGCCGCAAGGTTTTGGACAAGCTCTTGGTACGCCCTTTCATCTAGCGTTGCTACGTCAGGTTTGTTGTTTGTGGGTTGAGTCGTTTGCTCGGTTTTCACCGGAGTGTTGGTTTCGCTCATCCAGCAAAACTCGCTCCGATAGTTGTGGCATCAACAGTAGGTTATGCTGTGTGCCGCCTATCAAATTCTTAATTAGAGAACCATGCGCGTAAGCCATATTTTATGGCTATGACATCTGGAGCATATCAGGGGCCAGGCAAAAGGTCTGGATTTGGCCTTCAAGGAGTTGGGAAGCAGATGAATTTCAATCGCCCATCAAGCGACCGACGGGGGATTGAAGTTCCTGGATTTGTAAAGCCAGGTGTGAATTACGGCAGCGTATCTGGCTCTGGGGCAAAGTTTATAGGCCAAGGGATTCTTAACCTATACCGAGACCCAAGGATCACATGGCCGTTCACGCCAACAGTTTCTGGCAATCAAATACGAATCGGCACTGGAGCTGCCAACGGAATTCCAATTTCTGCCTTTTCTGGCACCATGACACAGGGCTACTACAAGGCAGTTATCACGACAGACGGGTGGGCCGTGCAGAGCGGAGTTATCCAACAGGGTAACCCAGCCCCACAAACACCAACAGAGGCAATGGCCCCGACAAGCGTTGAGGTTGCGATTGCGGAAGTAGAGACAATACCAAATTCAAGCCCGACGCGTTATTACGTAAGGAGAATTTCCGGCGCGGGAGGAATATCGCTCATCCCATACGCTGCTGGCTCGGCTGGCGCTGGCTGCACTTCCGTAACAAAGTACGCGTGGGCTGTTTTTACATGATAATCCTTTACACAACAAAGGACGGATTCAATACCCTAGTTCAACAGTCATACCAGGCAGCGGGAGGCGGGGAGGGAGTCACAACTAATGGCGGAATATGGCACGGATGCCCGGGCAACGAGTGCCAGTGGCACCCAGTGAACGACGTTACTCCAATTCCGAAGCCGGATTCGTATGGGGAAAACAAGACATTCGCGCACTGCGAAACAACACTAAACAACAGATGCCAAATAGTAACCATCTCATGGTCCGGTGAGAAAAAATATATGTTCCCGCTTCCAGATTCAATATCGGCAAAAACCAAAGTATCTTGTGTTGGTGGGCTTGAAACGACGCAAGTGGATACTTTTTCCATGTATAGCCCAGCCACAGCAGAAGCTGTCTGTGCTAAAAGCGAAAATACGAAACAACTAGAACTGGTTTTTGCCGGAACGAAAGACAAGATATTTTTCTCATGCGGCATACCACATGAAGTTGCCTCATTTATGCCAGGGAATGGAGTTCCATTAACCATAAAATCAGCCTCCTACAAGCCATTTGATCCATGCACAACGCAAGATTCACAAGCTTATTATTTTGCGGAAACAACAAGTGATTTTTGTGCATATAACAGCCTTGCAGCAGCTCCAGCCAAATGCGAAGAAATATTTATTTTTTCCACGACTGGCAAATTTGTATTTGGATCAAACCCGCCAAAAGAATTTCAGAAGGCAGAATTTACAAATCTCTCAACAACAATGTCTGTTTCATGCAAAACACGCCAAACCAATTTTGGCATTAAAGATACTGACATAACCTTCATGAACGGTGCAATTACGCTAAACAAATTTTCGAAACAACAAAACAAATATACATCTTATTATTATTATAATATTAACGACAAAATTTCAAGCGTTTCTTTTTCTTTTCTTAATGGGCCGAGAACTTCACTTGGAGAAACACAGGAGGTTTTGCCTTCAGATGGTATTACCGGTGAAATCACAAAAACTCAAAAATTTGAATACCAGATATGCAATAGCTCGGTAACAGACATCAATACAATTACACTTCTTGCCGGGACAACACTTACAAAAGAGAATCCTTTTTTGACAACTGTGCAGTTAGGTGATTTTATAGCCCTTGAAGTCACAAAAACAGAAAGGACGTATGCGTTGGCTTTTGATCAATTTGATTTTAGCACATCCCTTTACTCGTCTGGATCTTCCAAAACCACGAAGACTGTTGAATATGCTTGCAACAAACCTGTTCCAGACAAGACAAAAATATGCCAAGGCGAGCCGTACACACTACAGACCTTTGCGTATAAATTCGAGCCCGGACCCGCGACTGGGATTACTTGCTATGAAGTACCTGGGCCAACCTATGTTGGGTACACGCTGCCTGTGCCGTTTGCCGGAATCGATGTAATTGATATCAAATGCGCTGCCAGCTGCTCGTCAACAGTTGAAATTTCAAACCTAACTAAAGCCTCTAACAATGAAAGCAAAGTGACTTGCCAGGGCCCACCAATCCTTACCTGCGAAACCTTTGCTTCAATAATGCAGTACCCGAGCCAAGTAATCGGCACAGGAACCGAGATGAGAATGGACACGTATCGCTGTGATGAGCCGCAACCGGATGAGACGATAACCCAAGTTGGGAATGGGACGACCCAATGCTCGCAACAGTTATACTTTTCATACAGACAGCAAATAACAAGGCCTGTCGTAGAGAAAACAATCACGCATGCGTTCCAGAATTCAATATTTAAAAGCTATGAGCATGAAACCGGCATTCTTTATGAAGGAACTGACGGCAAGCTTTCATTTGGTTCAACTTTCGAGATTAAGCAAAAGGGGGCTTTTCTCGATTCATCTCAAGTTGGATTTGCATTTGATGGCGCAACCTATTCGCCATTTGGCGGAAAGACCAAACTTTTTTCATCTGGAGGAAAAACAACTTTTATTGCGCTTGCGACTGGCCCAGATACGCGAGACGGAAAAAGCCACAATGGGGAAATCCATTCTTTTCTTGTTTCTGACCAGAATGGCTATTCAAACAAATGGGAGCAAGCCTCTTGGCCTGGATATGGAGTGTTTCGCGGAAATATTTCAACTGAAACGTTTAGCATAAGCTTCAAAAGCCCAAAAAGAATGACTTTAGCTGAATGGGGAGAGTCCGCCGGCGTTATATTTCAGCCTAAACACAAGGCAGCGAAATTCACAATTTTTGCTGATGGAGGCCTAAATTTAATATCAAGCAAAAACAGCCCGTCAGAATCGTGGAAAACCTCTACCAATTCGGCCTTTAGCACTTCTTTTGATTCGAGTTTTTCTGGGGCATACATTGTTAAAAACACTCCGTTCTATTCGGCTACCACCGTATCGGAAGCTCGGCTCTTGCAGTTGGGAGAGACGCCACCATTTCTTACGTGTGACTCCTGTGGCGGCGGTGGCAGCAACAATAATTGGAACATATTCCCAAATCAAAGAATCTTATCTAATAGCATATCGAAGGAATACTTTATAAAAGGAGATATGAGCAAAATATACCTGCACAACAAAAACTCATACCTCTGGACTAATCCTGCATCCAAATTTGTCTGGGGCACCGGTCACGGAAGAGGCTGCGGGTAAGACTCCCTGTATTCCCTTCGGGCCACGCGGAGATGCCCGCAGGTTTCCTCATCTGCGCTGAAATAAGGGGTCCAGGCTATAATTTCAGAATCCGCCTTTTTTACATGGATTGCCGGAACGGAAACGTTAAGGCCAATTCGCATCCCGGCCGGATACCACTTGGACCAGACCAGATGGAGATCCTGGGTCCCGTGCCCTTCGTATCCGTCAAAGTTTGAGGCTTTTAGAGCCTTTTTGGATAAAAGCGTGCAACCCATCCCGCACCAGTCCGTTGGGAGGACCGCGCCATAAACCGAGGCGCCTGGGTAGGCATTCTCAAGCCACCCGCGCCGCCTCCATTTTTTGGCATTCATCTCGAACACGTTACCCCTCGGCGGGCACTCACGAGCCTGTTTCTCGAGAGCCTGCATTTCAGCCACCATTTCGTTGGATGGCTTTTCCTTAAACTCTGAAAACTCGCTCCTTTTTTTTGCGATTTTCTCCCTGAGCTCTTCTGGTATGTCCCTTTCCTCGTCCGCAAAGTCTTCGCAGATCTGCCTGTATGGAGTTCCCCTCCCACAGAGAAAGCTTCCATTAAAATATGTGCTCACGGCGATGTCGTACCGAGGCTCTGGGCAATTCAAGACCCAGCGCAAGGATGGAAATGAGTTTTGATGCACAATGACATCTGCCTCGACAGACCAGCACAGGTCGGCGTCCATTTGCAGGGCGGCGTCAAGGCAGGCCTGTTGCAGGGTTGAAATCAGCATTTGGCTTTCCTGCTTATACTTCACCTTTGAGTCATCCACCGGAACCTCGATAATCTGCACGGGCGCATCCGTGGTCTCGGCAATCGCTTTTGCAACTCCCGATTTGTCTGTTGCGAGAAAATGGGTGTACTCATGGCCAGCCAAGGCGCGCTTGACCGCCATGATTGAGCCCCTCAACGCATACGAGTAGCTCCTTGTCGCCGCCGTGATGACAGCAATCTTCATCCGCCAGCTGCGCCAGGATCGAGCGGAACCTGTCTTGGATTGCCCATGGCTGGGGCCGGAGCCCCGGGCGAGCCTGCCTGACCAAACATCCTTCCATCCTGCGTTACAGCTCCCGTCACAGGGAACGGCTGGATAATCTGCTCGGCCTCAATAACCCCGAGAGCCTTAAGGGATTGCGTGTAAAACAGGGATACCTTTTGCTGGATTTCTGGCGGCAACCCGTAGAACTGGGTGACAAGGTTTGCGGCCTGCGCGTTGCTCTGAAGCTGTTGCTCGCCATAGAAGCGGGTCAGCAAGAGTTTGATGTTCAGATCCATCCCCTTCACGTCCTCCGGCCCGATGGTAATAAGGCTCATGGCATCACCTTCGAGATAGTTAAAGGCCTCCTTTTTATCCAAGTTCTTAAGCAATAAAAGAGTCAGCCTCTGCATAATTTGCATTACCGGAGCAAGCATGTCTTGGATGTATTGGCTGAACATCTCGTGTCCGGATGCGTCGATGGAGCGAATGCCGGTAGCCAGTTTTGAGCTTGGTAATCCAGAAAAGTCTTGGTCGCCGGCATGGACAATGCCCGACTCAAGCTGAACGATCTGAGTAAAGTAGTTTAACATGAAGTTCAGCTGGTCATTCTTTGTTTCTGGGAGTGCCACATATTCAACGGCGTCCTTGGCTGCGAATCCCGGCCGGAGCGTGTAAGTACCGCCATTATTCAGCACTAAATTGGGGTTTGATGACCCCTCGTAAGTTGCGTCCGGCCTCCAAAACGTAATCCTCCCGCTGGCCCCTTGAGCAAAATTTAGCCTATTCACCGTCAGGTCGATAAAGTCCTGACTGGACTTAAACTGCTCCACCGCCCCGATCCCATACCAGCGCCCGTCCACGGGGTTGACGCGCAGAACTGTGAATGGACGCTTGCCGTCAGCCGTTATGTTGGCCGTGTATTCGTAGAAAATAGCTTTTTCATTGCGTACATCCAAGAGGAGCATGATTTCCTCTGTAATCCCGTCGCCATCGGCATCGTATCTGAGATAGCACTCGGCCACCTCCAGGCTTGGCTGGGCCGAGTTATTGACCCCGACTTGGCCTTCGCCACGCTCAGATCTGGATTGCCCAGCCCCAGCCTTGGGGTTGCCGGTTTCGCCGGACGCCAGCCGAATTTGCTCAATTACACTTCGAATTCTGGTTACCTCTTGATCCATGTCCTCTGAGGCGACCCCTCGCTTTCGGTAAAGATCGGCCAATTCCATCACCGGGGCATCGTAGATATGAGCGCAGAAATCTGCGTCATCCACCGAGGCGGCCGTCAGCGGGCAAACAAAGTCCTGAAAATAAACAGGCTCGGCAGATGGGCCGATAAAGATGTCGGATTTGCGAGTGACCAGCTTCTCCATAAAGATGGGGAATAGGGGCTGCGCGGTTTGCATGTCCCTCTGAAGAATCATCTGGCCGTCGGGAGTCGGCATGAATTTATCGTTTTCGGTTATAAAGTCACCGTCAGCCGCAAGAATAGGCTCTCCGTTCCCATCCACCATAACCCGCATCAGCTTTTTGAAGATCTGGTCTTTCTGGGTGTATGTCGTTTTGACAACACATTCTCCACGCACAAATGCAATCTGAACGGCCATTTTTAGGGCATCCTTGATCTTAAGCCGGTCGAACTTAAACCTAGCGTACCTCTCAACGCGGTCTGCCACTTCCCTGTCTGCAGCTCCTTCGGGCAAAACAGAAAACCACGGATCTGTCCCGAGGAAGAATTTAACCGCCCGGGCGATCATTTGCCTGACAATCCGGCGAGTCAGAGGGACAATCAAATTGCTGTGCTCAAAAATCCCACCCATCGTAAACGGGCGCCAGCTAACGTTATTTTCGTAGATCCATTCAAAGATCTGACGCCTACCAAGGAAAGTGTCATGAGCCGGAATCCCGCCCGACATATTGTTATGCCAAGCGGCTGATCGGGTTAGATTTCGGCCCATGTCGGCCTCGGTCTCCCGAAGTCGCTTCATGGCGTGGGCAACCAGGTTCTTTTCCTGATCTGCCGTCAGCAGATAGGCAGTTGAAAAGCTGTTGGGAGCTGGGGATCCGCCGCCTAATGCCTCCCCGCCTTCCAGCGGTTTGGCTTGGTCTATGGCCTTTTCAAGGGCGTCCGCGCTTTCCAATAGCGTATCTATCTGCGTTTCAGCCATATATGCGGACTACTTAGCCGTAGTCTCCTGTAAAGTTTTGTATTCCCGTCTGTGCCGCGCATCCACGACTGCCTTTTTGGCATCCCGATAGAAGCCGGAAATCTTTGTCTGAATTGCTTCCTTGCGGTCCTCGGAAATAAATCCTGATAAGTCTTTCGGCGAAAGAACCCCAGACTCTTTCGAGTTTCCGTACAGGTAGGCCTTAATTTTGGGCGCGGCCATGCGGAGCATGAGGTCATACTCTTGGTTGGTTAGGGCGACCCGCTGGCGGGTGTATTTGTCGTCAAAGAATCTGTCCGGCCGAGAGAGGTCAGGATTCCACCTCTTGTCTGGGTGTTGCCTGTTATAATTATCAACGAACCTCTCAAAATCTGTCTTTCCGTAACCTTCGCCAGAGCGACCAAACGGAAGCATTCTTGAAACGGACCGAGCAACAGCTCCAGACCCCTCATACGGCTCTGGGTTTGGTATTTTCATGCCCTCGAACGTGCGCCTATCCGGGATCCCCAGCTCATCTCCAAGCCCTGGCATCATGGCAAAAAGAAGGGAATCGGACGCCAATGGATCTGGGTTGTAGACGTCCTTTTCGTACTCGGGAACTCCCCCAAAAGGCTGCTTAAAAAGATTAGGGGACATAATAGCCGATAGCTTGTCCCGAATGACCCTTTGAGGACCAGACCCCTGAAGGTCTGCCAAGCTCTGCAGGTCGCGCCACTGCTTCCCGTAGGTTCTGGTCGCTGGCGACATAAAGTAGTCCTTAACAAGATTGGAGCTCATAGAGCCGTAATCTTGAGTTTTATTCCCTTCTTTCACGTTTCTCACAAGATTCACGTTTGCGGAGATCATTGTGGCGAGAGGCTCGATTCGGCTATAGTCGGCCACATACTCTCCCGTGGAGATGCCCATGCGCTTCAGCCACTCCCCTCGGAATATCATCTTAAACGGGGGATTGCCAAAGCGAGTTGTGCGCTGGCCGCCGGGCGAAAGGGGATCGGGGCTCCCCGTGATTAGCCACGGCTTCTTGTCATCATCGTCATCGCCTTCGGCTGCCCCAAGCATCAAGCTGAGAAGGAGCGCGGATCCAATCCCAAGACTTGTCGTTCTCTCAATAACGTCGTCATATTCGGCAATCGGCAAATAGCTTTTGCCATCAATCTTCCTCTTCTGTGACAACCTAAATGCAATATTTGCCACGGCTGGCGGGGTGTATGAATAGGCTTCTCGGTAGATGTTGTAAGGGGCACGAATCAGGACAAAGAACGACTGGATAAGCCTGCCCAAGCCACGAAGCGGGAGGGCGTAGGGGTTTTGATCCATGCGTGTCACCGCGTCCTCAATGTTTGCATAGAAATCGGACAACAGGCCGACCTGCTTGCCGACAAAATCACCAATGGACTTCATCTGTCCGGCTTCTGGGCGAAGCTGGAAGGTAAAGGTCTCCTTCGTGGCCCTTCTTGCGGCCAGCATCCAGCTTGTGGAGCCAACGCCTCGGACCTCTGCATCAATAAATTTGTCAAGCTCCTGGCCGGAAAGGCCGGAGGCCTTGCCAAGCCGGTACGCATGAGCCCCTACGGCAGTGTAAGCTCGGAATGTTTTGCTAAATTCATCCATCGCAAGCAGGCCGCGCAATGGCATCCGCATAACCCGGCCAAGCCGGCCCGGGATCCTTGTCTGTCTTGTTCTGCCGTATTTCTGGAGAAATGCTCCAAACCTTGTCTGCGGGTCATCAATATCCTCAAGAACACCAGAAACCTTATAATCAAAGAATCCGGCCTCGGTTGCCCACGATAGTTTTGC